ACCGTGGCGACGGCCTTGGTCTTGCTTTCGCCCACGTAAAAGGCCCACCAATCCTCAAGATTGTCCACACTTCCTGATCCCACAATTTCCGTTTCGCATTGACTTTTCGCCGAAATCATGCTAACCATGATTATGAAATAACAACGGAGGGGCGAATATTGTTGAACGGATCTGAAAAAGCTCCAAACAAAATAAGCACCCTGTATGTTCTCTCGAACGGAAAACTTATTGATTCAGCGCAATTAAAACGTGCTGAAATTAAACTTGACCACTCCCAAGAGATCCAAACACCCACCAATCAACAGGCCGCGAAAGATTCTGATTTTGTCGCGCCGCCTTACAATCTCCAAAATCTCGCAATCCTTTACGAGAAAAATACAGCCCACTACCGCGCCGTAAAAGCCAAGGCCGAAGATTCGGTGGGCCTGGGATGGACCATCGTTGACAAAAAAGGAACCGCCAACGAAAACCGGCGCCAGGAATTAATCGACCTCCTGAATAACATTAACCCCATGCAGACTTTGGATGAGGTTTTAAATAACGCCATGGTCGATTTTGAATCTATCGGGGGCGGGTATCTTGAAATCGCCAGGGACAATGCTTCTCAGAAAATAACGCTACTGAATCACATACCTTCAGTGACCATTTTGATTTCAAAGGACATGAAAAGGTATCTCCATCAACGTGGAAACCAGAAAACCTATTTCAAGAGGTTCGGTGATGAGGATGTACTGAATCCAAAGATTGGGAAATTCGAGCCTTCACTTCCAAAAGCGGAAGGCGCAAATGAGTTGTGGCCCTTCGTCCATTACTTCCCTCGTTCCGATTTCTACGGAATCCCTGACGTTATCCCGGCCATGGGCGCCGTGTTGGGTGACGTATTCAGCCGCGATTATAACCTGGACTTTTTTCAAAATGGGGCGATCCCGGCGTATGCCGTTATTGTGGAAGGGGCCGACGTAACCGAAGAAGTAAAAAAAGCAATCGAGGATTTCTTCAAGCATGATTTAAAGGGAGGTGGAAACCAACACCGAACAATCGTCATCCCTGCACCGGGGGATAACGTGAAGGTCCGCTTCGAGGCTCTTAACGTCAACATAAAAGACGGGAGTTTCAAATTGTACCGACAGGACAACAAAGAGGAAATATTATCTGCCCACGGTGTGCCGCCGTCTCGCGCGTTCCATTTCAAACTCGGAACCCTTGGAGGTGATGTTTCCAAGGCATCGGCGAAAATTTATGAAGAGACAACGATAACTCGTAACCGGAAGATGGTTCAACGTGCCATGAACGCCATTATTGCCGGGATGGGCTTCCCTGAGTTCTCATTCAAATTGAACCGAAGCCAAAACACCGATCTTTCGCAACTGGGATCTTTCATATCTTCCGTGGCTACCTCAAGGACTCTTACCCCAAATGAACAGCGCGAAATACTGTCGCCACTATTTGAAAACGGGCTTGATAACGTACCGGGCGGGGACGAGATATGGCTTGATATTGCGGGAGTTCCCACGCGGCTTGTGGAAATATTCCCTGAAGATGGCAAGGCCCATCTGGATCAAAGCCGGCCAGGGTTCAAAGGGTTGGCACCGGGGCGCCGGGTCATTGATTACGACGAGGTTGATTTTGAATTGGCCGAGCAGTACAACAACGAATATTCAAACACCAAGGCCGGCGAATCTCTTGAGCAATTAAGGAAACAGGCGAAGGCCGTTGGTGAATTGAAGACCGAATTGATTTTTGTTTTCGACAAGATGATTAAGGCCGCGTTCAATGCGTTGGAAAAACAAGGGAGCCCCATTAAAAGATTTCTTGGATTTCAGGAAAAGGCCGGTGGTGTGCGGGTCAACCCGGTCCTTATGGCCGTGGAAAAACTTGAGGATGAAATGGTCGCCGTCATCCGGGCCTCACTGGAAAAGACACTTCCCCAGGGTGCCAAATTCGGCGCTGATAAACTTGGGATCGGATTCGTCAGGGGCGATAAGGCCATTGTCAGGTTACAGGAGCCTGATGTGGCCCTGTCATTCGCCTTGAACGACCCTGAAGTGGTTGCCTTCTTGGATTCACAAGCCGCGGCCGTTGGGAAATCACTCACCCTTTCATTGTCCGGCCAGTTGCGAAACCAAATGAAGAAAGGCATTGACAAAGGGGAAACCAATAAACAGATTGCGGAGCGCCTTAAAAAGACCGTAGGATTCCATGGTGTCCATGATTCACGCGGCCGGCTGATAACCAAACAGACCAGGGCTCTTATGATTGCCCGAACCGAAGTAGCCACCGGGTTTAATGTGGGCGCCGTCAATACCTATCGCAAATCTCAAATGGTTAAGACCGTATCGGTATTTGATGGGAACGATTTTGATGATGCTTGTTCCAGCGCCAACGGTCAGAAGTGGACTTTGGCAAGAGCCGAAAATAATCCGTTGGAACATCCCAACTGCACGAGGGCCTTCGCACCAAATGTCGAAGGATGATGATGACCATGAATCATGCCGGAATTGCGGTAAAAGGCAATTCGTCAGGGTAAACAAGTGTAGTCACTGCGGGTTTGATACCCGTATCAAAACCACAAAAGAACAAGTCGAGAACCAAATAAAAAAAACAATAAGGAGACGCAGATGAAAAAATCGATAGCCGTTCACGCCATACTGTTTGATAAGTTTTTGTTCACGGCGGATCAGGCCACAACTTTCGCACAGAAAGAGGATTTTTCCGTTGATGAAAAACGGGAGGATGACAATATCATTGCCTACCTCCAACGGGATAAAGCCGATTTTAAAATTAATGCCTTCGGTGAGGACATGGATTTTCGCGTGGTTACAATGGCCGAAGGTGTCGCCGTATTGGTTGGTGAATTGGAAGAAGGCGTTACAAAAACTCACGAATTCAGCGCGAAGGTTACCTGGAACTACACCAAGGTAGATGAACCGAAACGGGTTGTCACTGGGCCTGTCCTTGTGCCGGACTCGGTTGACCTCCAAGGCGACTTTGAATTTCCCGAAGATATCCAGAAGGCCGCATTCAAGTTCATGGAGGATGCCCGGAATATCGGGGAGATGCACATTAAATTTGGAAACATCGGAATTCCCGTGGAGTCTTGGATTGCTCGGGAGCCCTTCTTTGTTGACAAAGGAAGTGAATTCAAAATATTTCCATCGGGGACGTGGATGATGAGCGTTAAGATTACCGACGACAAGGTGTGGGAGAAAGTTCGCAACGGTGAATTGACAGGCTTTTCAATCGGCTTCCGGGGAACCAGGGAGGAAGCGTGAAAAAAGGAAAATTTATAAAGGCAATACAGCGTCTATTTGACATTGATGTGCGCGAAGTGTCCTTAGTGGACCGTCCAGCCATTAATGAATCGTTCACCGAAATCAAACGAAAGGATGGGTTCGGGAACACACAGGAGGAAAAAGTCATGGAAGAAAAACAAATAATGGAAGCAATCAAATTGGCTCTTGCACCTCTGGCCGATACCCTAAAAGGTGTCGAAACACGGCTGGAAGCGCAAGGAACCGCCATTGAGGCGGCCAATAAAAAAACGGATGAGTTGGTAGCCAAGTCAGTAGAAGGCGCCAAAGCATCGGATGAAATCCTTAAGGGTATAAACGGAAAACTTGAAGAAGTTGCCGGTGATACGATTAAGCGATTCGAGCGTATCGAAGAACTCGTGACCAAAGCAAAAACCCAAAAGATTGCGGGTCAAGGGGATGACGATAAGGACAAAGACAAGAAGAATAAGCCAAAGTGGCCGTCATTGTCTGGCGTTAGTTAAGGCCTGCCTTTTCAAAACCTTAATTGAAACCGTAGTAACTTAAAGAGGAGAAAAAAATAATGGAAAAAATATGGAATAACAAAGACCTTCTAACGAAGGCGGCAATCACGAGCGACACCAATTCCTTCACGGGCGGCGTAGGCCTCTCGAAAGAGGAAGCGGATCGTTTCATTGATTACATCATTGATGAATCCCGGTTGAAAGATCGGGTGGATATCATCCGAACCGACAAAAAAGACAAAGACATCGACGAGCTAAAACTCGACGATGAAGATGTGATTCTTCCGGGTGTGGCCGCGGTCGACCCAGGGGATTCCGTTGGAGTCAACACCGTTCGTCGCCAGTTGAACATGAAGGAAGGCGTGGCCATTGCGCGCATTTCCGACGATGCACTGGAAGACGGAATTGAGGGTGACGCATTCGCCGACCACGTAATGAAAGTGGTTTCCAAGGCGGTCGCCAATCAATTGGTGAAGACCTTATTGCTCGGACGTATCGACGATGAGGCCCCGACGAAATTCATCCAGTCATGGGACGGGTGGTTAGAGATTGCGAAGGATTCAGGTCAAGTAATTGACGCTTCTACCTTCGCTGATCGCTTTGTCGACCGGGATAAACTCTCGGCGATATTGAAAACCATGCCCAACAAGTACATGGAAGCGAATCAAGATCCTTCGTTCATGATGGCCCGACATATCGGCCAGGATTGGCGGGACACGTTCGCAGATCGGGAAACGAATCAAGGTGACGCCGCAGTAACAGGGGCTAACCTTCCTTCATATGGTGGAGTGCCTGCAACGGTATTCAACCAGTTCCCCGTCATCGATCCTTTCCTCGTTTCCGGTGGTCAATCGACCACAGTTGACGGCGACCAAGTTGCAGGGACTACGAACTTTGTAGTCGCGGCTTCAGCCGGTTGGATTGTTGGGGACGTATTCACCATTAACCGTGGTGGGTCCAAAGAGGAAAGCCATACCGTGACCGCCGTTCCAGATGGGACGCATTTGACTATCGCCTCTCCGGGCGTTACTTTTGCGATTGAAGACGGGTTCACAGTTGAGGAAGTTACTCTTGATGGTTCGCGTACTTTGCTCGCGGAATTCAAAAACCTCATATGGGGTATCCAACGGGATATCCGAATTGAAACCGATCGGCTTCCCCGGTTACGTTCAACCGATTGGGTCATCTCCTTCAAGATGGATGCACAGGTGAGAAATCCTGACGCTCTCGTCTTGATGGAAAATCTCAAATCACGACCAGTTTAATAGGATGGGTTCTTAACCCCTAACTTACGAAAGGAGAAATAACATGAGCAAGAAATCCAACGTAGTCATGGTTAAACTCATCCGCGGAGCTTCATTCGTCACACCGGGGCAGAAGTTTTTGCCCGGCGCCGCCGTTCCCGTAACTGATCCGAAGTTGCTTGAGGTTTTAAAACGATCTCAGCAATTCAAGATCACCGAAGGGGATGAGGTTGATGATGATGAACCTGAAGCATCGGCAGATCCGGAAAGTGGTGAACCCACCCCGGCTCCGAAGAAAAGAAAGAAGCGGAAATAATTAACCGTTATGACACACTACGCAACCGCGTCAGAGGTCAAGGCATATTCCGGGCTTAGTGAAATCCAATCTTTAACGGATTTGGATTTAGACACTAAGTACATTCCACGAGCCCAACGACTCATTGACTCGTATTGTAGGCAGAACTTTAGACGATCACCTTTAAAAATTGTGAACGTTGATGGCTCTGGCTCCAATCGTCAGGAATTAAGGGAACGCCTTGTATCTTTGACGCGGTTGCGTTTTATTGATGGTGGAGAACATACGGCGCAAGCCAATGGAGTAGCAAACCTTGATTTTATAAACGCGGCCCATTGGTCAGTTTCGGATGATACGAAAGTGGAAGTCGACGGGGGCCAAGCCAATCTCATTAATGATGTTCCGAATACCATCACTTACCCTTTTACTACACCGGCCAACTACACCCATGGGGGAGACGTTGAAGTAACCGGTGGCGTTGCCCAGTTGGTCAGTACACCCTTCCCATCCGACGGAGTTTTATTCGCGCCATTCACGCTTGGTAAGGATGCCGCTTGGGGTGACGGATCATTGACGGGAACTTTATTCGGTGGGGCCACCGTAGTTGCCGGGAAACTTGTAGCCGAAGGAATTCTGAATAGGGGCGTTTATTATGAAGATCCGTCCATCGGCGCAATCGCAAATGTAGGGGCATTAAGATTTCTATTTACACCGAATTATAATGGGAGTCCCGCCGCCAATCAGAACGTCATTTCTTTGACGCCGCCAACCGGGGCCTTTAATAAACTCATGCTGTTCCATTCATCTTCCGGCACCTTAAGAATCACGGCAAATGACAGCGTAAACGCATCGATTCATTCGGCGGCCATCATTGGCGCGGTGTGGGTTCCCGTCTCCGGTACGGAATACGAATTTGAAATAAATTTTAATGCGACCACCGGGGTAATTGAGATTTATATTGACGGTGTTTTACAGGGTGCAACACCAGCCAATTCTTACACTCGCGGAACAACCGCAACGAGGATTCACGCTGGGGCCGATGCCTCTACCTATCAGTTATCAAACGGGAAATACGACAACGTACTTTTATTCGATGCCGTCCAGCATACAGCCGGTTACACGCCCGGATCTTTTCCAGTTGAATCAAATTACGTCAAAACAAATCCGACAATCACAACGGATGATGGGCTCGTCTTTGATCGTACTTTGGATATTCTCACGATGTTGGCGACAGAGCCGGGGAGCGATTCGGTCACCTTTATTTTGTCATCGGACGATGGGGTAACCTTTAAATATTGGAATGGATCGACATGGGTGGGCTCAGACAATTCACTTGCTCAATCGAATGATATAGCGACAGCCCTGGCCAACCTCCCGGCCCTGGCTTCTTCTGGTACGTTTAAACTCCGGCTTGTTCTCCACAGTGATGACGGATCAACTACTCCGACAGTGGATATTGTCGCGGTGGCTAATAATAATCTTTACCCGACGGATGACAATCTCTATCTCACTACGTTAAATGGCGGGCAGATCACACCATCAAATTTCTTGAGTTGGGTGAGAATATTATTCACTACGGTCATTCCGACAAACACGGATATCAAAGTTTTGCTTTCCATTGACAATAGATTGACATGGTGCGCCTGGGATGGATTAAATTGGTCGGCAGTTGCCGATCCGACATTAAGGGCCAATGCCACGGATCTTGTTACGACGACCAATAATTTCCCGGCCTTGGACGCGGACACTCCTTTTGATATCCGGATATTCCTTTTTACGTCTGACGTTTTAGTGACGCCGGAAACTGCAGACATTCGCATCGAATCAATGACTTTATCGGCGAATTCGATTGTCAACTCCATTGATATAGATCGGATTTTCAATAAAAATTGGTGGCTGATGGCCGATGCTGAACCAGTTAGGGCCCGCCAAAGGATCGGCAAACAGGAACACCTTGAGGATTCCCTCATTTTCCCACTTGGTTTCAACAACATTGAACTAACCGGGATATTCGGATATTCCACACCCCCACCGGAAGTCAAGGACGCGACGGCTGAAGTGGTGGAAAGGATTGTGATTAACGAATCATCAAAGACAGTAAAACACGGCGCATTTTTAAAGGAAAAAATCGGCGATTATTCTTATGAAAAGATGAAGCCATCCGACGGAAACACAAGGGACGGGTACATTTCCGAGGTGGCCAAGGATTTCTTAAGGAAATTCAGGAAGCCGATTTTAATTTCAAGGATATGAGTTTCAATGATCTTCTCAAGGATACGGCAAAAATTAACGCCTTTGTCTCAGCCGATGAGTACAACAATATCACGTTTTCATTGGGTTCATCTTTTCCGGCCCGGTTCAACCCGCAAGAAGGAAAAAAGGTCGTCACCCAAAACGGGGAGGATGCGATTATTGATGGTTTTCTTTTTTTCCCTGCTTCTGTTTCTGTTAATGAAAAGGACCAGATCGAAATTGATTCGGTTATGTACCGGATCATAGCGGCGAAAAAACAAGGTGATTCAGGTTCGGATCATCACTACAAGGTGGCGGTGCGTAGGCTATGAGCAAAATAAGTTTCAAGATTTCAGGCGCCCCGGCCATCAAGGGAAAGTTAAAACTGATGGAGGTGGGATTTCCAAACGCAGTTGAAAGGGCAATGACTCAATCCCTTTTCTTAGCGGAAACGACAGCGAAACAAAGAGTCCCGGTGATAACCGGCCGGCTTCGGCGAAGTATCCGTGGTGGGATAACATCAATCGGCCGGGGATTTGTTGAGGGGACGTTGGGAGCAAATACGGTGTACGCCGCCGCCGTGGAATTTGGAAAGCCAGGAACGAAAGCAAAAGGAACCCCTTATTTAAGGACGGCGATCCTTGAGAATAAAAGTAAGATTCAAAAACTGATTTCAGATGCACTGAAAAAAACACTAAGAGGTTTCAAAACATAGGAGGAAGTGATGATGAAAAGTACAAAATTAATTCTCCGGTTCATGGCCGTTGCTCTATTTGGAGCAACGATTTTGACCGGGTTCTCAATGGACGTGGACGCACGCCCTGGAAGGGGTAGCAAGGCCGACCGAGTTACCGTAGACCAGGGCGACACAATGACCCCCTACGTCCTCACAATCGGAACGATAACCGCAGTCCAGGTTTACCAGAAACAGGCGGGGCGCGTTGATCGGGAATTGGTTGTCTGCAATGGGCAGGCCTTCAATCTGTTCGTGGGAACCTCAAGCACCCTGATTGCTACTGGTGTTGGAACTATGGTGCCAGATAACTCTTGCGAAACTTATATCACGCCAACACAATCGTTGTGGGCGATTTATGAGTCAGGAGCCGGCGCCGCAGATCAGGTCAACGGTTACAAACAGTTCGATAGCCGAGACTAACCGGGCTTGAAACGTGGCCAAGATATCAGACATTGAGCAACTTCTTAAAACGTTTTTGGTGACGAATGGATTCGATGCGGCGAAAATATTCCTGCAAGAATTCCCGCCAAACTCCGTCAAGGATGACGTTTACGTTTTAAGTCGGGCCGGCTCGGGCGATATCCCCATCCACGTTTCGATTGACGTACCGATAGTGAGAGTGTGGGCCAGACATTCAAATGCTCATACCTCGTACTTGAATCAGAAATCCGTTGCAGATTTATTGCAAGGATTGAATCCGGTTGACGTTGGGACCAGTAAGTTTTTGTTTGCTCAAATGGTCGCAGGGATTGACCGGGATGATGACACAGTAAGAGATGTTCCACAGAACGTTCCGAGCTATGAGATTCGTGAAGTCGTTCCATAAAGGAAAAAAACTTATGACAGTAGCTATTTGCAGAAGTGGCCCCGCCGCGATTACATACGGGGG